GTTGGCAGGTGAGTGATGAATAGAATAATAGTTCTAACATGGGATGAACGGCTCCGTTCCGCGACTTACTTGCGTCCCACCCAAGAGTGGGATGAACGTATGGTAATTATACCATACTTTATTTATGGCGGCAAGCAGTCTGATTCAGTTTCCAGAGAGATAAAATGCCTCTCCTCTAGCATGGCAAACTCTCTTTACTTGTGCGTCATAGACAGGAACAGTGCCAGCACCCGTGATTAAATTCTTAGCAAAGTCAAATGCTTCTTTATATTTACTAAACTTGTACACATCATTATAAGTTTTAGCAGATACAAGAATGCCATCCTTCCTCCACGTCTTCATCGTATGCCAAACTAGAGGGTCGGATAGTTTACGATAAAAAATACACCAGTTACCTTTTTGATTTGCACTCATTTGCTTTTCTTGTTAGGATTTTGCCAGAGTTTAGGATTAGCTCTACCCTCTGTTTGTTTCATACTAATCACACTATGATACTTATCCCAGTAGTAATCAAATATCTCTGATTTCTTGGCAGATATAACAATGTCATGTTGAACACCACCTTCAACACTATACTCAATGATGTAAGCAGTACATGGTAGTGATGTATCTTTTGCTAATTCAGGATCACAATTTTCATGAAGTAAGTTCAAGAGCGACCTCCCCATTGAATTTGGGGATACGCTTCTTCAACACATTGCTTTGTGATCTTCCAACGCTTACCGATCTTTTTGTCTTTCATTAGACATAGCACTTCTGCTTCTCCTTGATGGAGACCTTCAAGGAGTTGAATGAATAAGGTTTCACGACGACTTTGCGATACATTCGCTCCACCTTTAAAGAAGAGATAGAGTTTACGATACTCATGAACTAGTTTCGTATGCTCTGTCTCTTCAGGTGCTTCATTCTTTTCATAAGGAACATCACCATCAGGAAGCATAGAAATAATGCTCTCATCAAAGTTGGCAATTAGAATTTGCCTGAGTGCTGGAGAGTTATGCTCCACCAAAAGTTTAATTTTTTGTGCCTTAGTCTTAGCGTTGCTTATTTTTTGCAGCACTTCATTCAGTAATAGTTGCATGACCTAATTAATATCATAAGTGTATTTATTCTTCTTCAAGTTCCTCTTCATCTACAAAGCGAACTGATAGAAGTTCTTCGTTGATCCATTGACCGTCTCCATCTAACATTTCTGGATGAATGTTATCTTCTTGCATACGATACATGTATTCATGGAGTTTTTCGTTTGCTGTCCACCCAGCAATCACACCAACACATAAAAATATAAAGGAAACAGTTGCTGAGAAATAAACAATGGTTGCTTGCGTCATTGGTTCAACTCCAAATTAAATTTGCTTGCTGTCCCACAAAAGTTCAAAGTTGAAATAGACTCTTCGCTTTAGTAGGGTAAAAAACCTAGTGATAGCGATACCTTTTGATGGGGGTTTCGCTTCTTCCTTTTCCTCCTTCGCCCCCCGAAGCATGAGTTCTATGCCTCTATTTATTTTAAGATCTTTCACTTTTTATTAGAAGATACTAAATTCTTTTCTACGAAAAATTTAGCAGTCTCTACCAGACCACCAATTTCCTTTCCATCTATAATAACATGAGGAAATGAACTTGCTTCTGGATAATCTACACGAACCTCGTCTCCGCTAGCACATATCTGCTCATCATAATCAGTGATGTTCGCACGTTCAAATAGTTCCTTTAACTTTGTGCAGTAGAAACATCCGGGAGTAGAATAAATTTTAATTTTCATAATTTTTAATGTAAGTAATGAACCCATCCGGTAACGATCATTTTTTCTTCTTCCATTGAAGGAATTCCTCTATGAGTATGTGTCCAATCTGTAGGCCAAATTAAAGTCAAACCTTTTTGTGGTTTAATTTTTAAATTTTGATATAAAAATTCTGTTTCTCCTCCAGATTCAACATCATTTAAGTATGTCATATAAACGAGGTGTCTACAGAGTTGTACTGGATCCATGATAGATCTTTCACTGTGGTAAATTTTATACCCACCACCTTTCTTATAGTGCTGAATGTTATGTCCTTCTCTAAAACCAATTTTAGAGTTGGGCATTGCTTCAGCATATTTATCCAGATAAGCATCAACCACTTCAATTAAAGTATTGAAATAATTTTTCCATTTCACATTTGTAATAGAACAAAATGCGGGAACACAAAGATCGGTAGAGTCTTTAATATCTGGATCAACACGATTACCAGAAACTACACCAGGAAGTTTTTCCAATTCTGTTGTGGTATTAAAAAAGTCAACAACATCATCACAAACGTCTGGAGGAATTGTCCATCCACCAATAAAGGAATTGAATGGCAAATCATATTCAGGATATTTATTCATTTATCTTTAACAATTCCAATAACCCAAGACATCATACCATACGGTGTGTCAGAAATCAAGGTCTGAGTTAGTTCTGCTACATCTGGTGGCACAACTAAACAGAATCCAATACCACAGTTGAATACATTACGCATCTCTTCCTCAGCAATGTCTCCAGCCTGCTGAATCTTGGTGAAGAGTTCTGGTCGTTCCCAAGCATCGTAATCAACATCAACTGTAAGACCCTTTGGAAGGCATCGTGGGAGGTTCTCAGGCAGTCCTCCACCTGTGATGTGTGCCATGCCTAGGATAGGAACTTCATCCAACAGGTGCTGGATCAGACGAGCATAGATGGTAGTTGGAACCAACAGCTCGGGCATCTCCTTATAGAAAATATAATTTCTCCACAGCATATCATTAACCAGTGTGTATCCATTACTATGAAGACCACTACTCTCAATACCTATGACTACATCACCAGGTCTGATGTTACTGCCATCAACAACGTCATTCTTTTCTACAATACCAGTACAGAAACCAGCAAGGTCATAATCATGTGCCCTGAAATGCTCTGCTGTTTCTCCACCTAACAATTCCATACCTGCCATAGCACAACCAGTGGCAACTCCATACGCAATGTCACTTACATTAGCATCAAGTGTTTTGGTAGAAATATAATCTAGAAAATATAATGGTTTAGCACCAGAACATATAACGTCATTGACGCACATAGCAACGAGATCCTGACCAATAGTGGTGTAATCATTAGCAATCCTACAGATATTAATTTTAGTTCCAACACCATCAGCACCAGATACCAACACAGGTTTCTCATATCCTGATGGGATCTCCATCATTCCATTGAACCCACCAATACTAGGTGCTAATACCTTTAGATACTCTACAAAGGATCTACCCTTGATGATGTCAACGCCAGAAGTTTTGTAGTCCATTAGTCTCTACCCAAGCGAATGTATAATGTAATGAGTGATTGTGAGATTAGATCACAAGAATAGGTGAATCCAATCTTGTCTTCCTTATCCCAATGTTCTCTTTGACTTTTAAGAATAGCAGAAAACTCTTTGATCTTAGACCTCATCTCGTCTTTAGATAACTTATCCAATGATTTCACCTTTAGCAATTTGTTCACGACGTTTTAGTTTCCATACGATGTAATCCATTGTAGGGATACACATGGGGTTCCAACCAACAAAGGTAGTTGATTCTCCACTAGGTATCTTCCAACACTCAGCATCATCATTGTCAAGGTCTAATGATTTACGATACTCATCTTCACCAAGAAGAACAACTGCTCTCTCAGCAGCATTCAAACTTCTAAAGCAATCGAAACCAAGTTTTCTAATCTCATCAGGTATGTGATGTTTCATTGAATTGCAAACGCAGCTTGTGAATAGTAATAATTAAACACAGCATGTCCTTTACACTTTACAAGTGACATATTATCAATGCGTTCTTCAAGAGTATGATGTGATGGTGGATTACTATTAGGATCAGAAAAATATCTATAGAAAGAACTACCACTAGGAGGCATTTCTCTTTTCAATTGTTTTTTTAGTTCCATCATTGCATAAGCATTTTTATAGTTTTCTAATGCTTGATAAAAATTTTGCATGGTCATTGAATAGCAAGTGGTTGTAGTCGGTCAAGAATCTCACGATAGGCAGGAACGATATCACCTTCATCGTTTCTGAATAGGTCTTTATCATATCGTTCATCACCACCAATTTTCCATAGTCTCATACTATCAGGACTAATCTCATCTGCAAGATACAAATCACCATGAGCATCATAACCATACTCAACTTTAAAATCAACCAGATCAATACCTAGAATGTAAAACATCTGACGAAGGTAATCATTAATCCGCAATGTCATCTCAATGAAAGGTTCAGGATCATATCCCATCAGACGCACACGGTCTGGTGTCAGGAGAGGGTCATGCTTGCTATCATCCTTCAGAAAAAACTCAACAATAGGTTGTGGCAGTGGCGTACCTTCTGCCAGAGTTGTCTCTCTTACAATAGATCCAGCAGCACGATTGCGACAGATAACTTCTAGTGGAACAATATCTACCTTCTTACAGATCATCTTGTTAGCACCAACCATATTAATATAATGAGTTGGGATATTTTCTTTAGCAAGTTTCTCAAAGATGATAGACGAGATGCTGCAACAGAGAGATCCCTTTCCTAAGGGATGGTCAACCATCTCACCGTTACCAGCAGTTACCTTATCATGGTACTCAATGATGACACGATCAGCGTCGTCACCTTGATACACTGTCTTTACCTTTCCTTCTACAATTACTTCCATTAGTCCTCCTGTTTGTATGTAATAGTAATCTGATTATATACTTCATCTCGGTTGTCGCTATTATATACACGACATCGTTCTACCTTAGCATCCAATAGTTTCTCAATATTATTGAGTTGCCATTCAGCAGCATACTTCTTGAATCCATCATCCATCCAAGTCTTATTAGAACCTGGTGTGTTAAAATCATCCATTATTCAATACCTTTAGGGAAAGCGTCAATCTCAGTCAATTCATAATCCCAGTCTTCCATGACTGTATTAGCATAGAAACGATCAGAAAGCATTTCGATTTCTTTCTCGGCATACTCCCTAGTAGGTGCTTCTAACCAAATATCAATCACCTTACCAAGTCTAAGTTTCTTGATATCTAACTCAGACAATCGCTTACTACCATCTCTCACAGCATTACCAGGAGAGTCATCCACCTGTGATCGTAGTCGGACAAATACTAGTGCTTTGAATTTCATTAGTTTGTTTTACCTGAAGGCATCATACAATAAAAAAGCACCCTTGTCAAGGAGTGCTGTGTCGGTTTAGGAGGTGGTCAAGAATTTGTCCTCAAACTGGCATAATCAAAAACTTTCTGAGGAATATTAATTCCTAATGATTCTTCAAATCCTTTGAATCCTGGCGCAGAATTTGCTTCACAGATTCTATATCCGTCATCGTGAAATAATAAGTCAACCCCAGCAATATCAAGATCAAGAGCTTTTGCAACTTGAATACTAAGCATTTCCAATTCGTCATCCACATCGTATG